GTCGCCCGGAAGAACGGCAAGTCCGAACTCGCTGCCGGGATCCAGCTCTACATGTTGATCTCCGATGACGAGGAGGCAGCGGAGGTCTACTCGGCGGCCAAGGACACGAAACAGGCCGGCAAGGTGTTTGATCCAGCGGCCCGAATGGTGCAACTCTCCCCGCGACTCTCCCGAATCGTGAAACTCTTCCGGAATGCCCGCCGATTGGTGGTCGAATCAACGGCCAGCATCTACGAGGTCCTGACCGCCGATGCTGCCGGTGAACTCGGCCACAATCCGCATGCATTCAACCTGGATGAGGTCCTCGCACAGCCGAATGGGACGCTATGGGAGGCCATGACCACGGCGGTCGGCGCGCGGGCGCAGGAACTCCTCTACACGACCACCACCGAGACCAATGACTCCGCCTCGTTCGGCGCCTCGATGATCGAGGAGGCTGAACGGATCCAGGAGCGACCGGAACGCGCGCCCCATGTCTTCGCCTTCGTCCGGAAGTTGCCGGCCACCACGGAGGCTCTGGAGCGGCTCCGGCGGCTGTTCCCCGGCCATCCTGATCTGCCGGTGTCCACCGATCCGTTCGATGAGCGGAACTGGAAGTGGCCGAACCCGGCCCTCGACACGTTCAAGTCGCGTGAGGCCATGCGACGGCAGGCCATCGATGCCAGGGAGAACGCCGAGAAAGAGAACGGTTTCCGCCAGTTCCAGGTGAACCAGCGGGTCCAACAGGTCACCCGATACATACAGATGGATCTGTGGGATGGCAATACCGGTGATCTCCTCCTCAGCCCCGACTGGCAGATCGAAACGTTCCTCGGCCAGCGTTGTTGGGCGGGCCTCGACCTATCCAGCAAGTTGGACATGACGGCCTGGTGCCTCCAGTTCGAGGACGGCCGGATCCGCTGGCGGTTCTGGATCCCGGAGTCCGTGGTGCCGACGCTGTCCGAGTCCACCGATGGCCGATTCGAGGAATGGTGCCGGGCCGGCTGGATCTCGACCACCGATGGCGACACGATCGACTATGACCAGGTCATGGCCGATATCGCCACCGATACGGAGCGTTTCGGAATCGTCCGATGCGTCTATGACAAGTGGTCGGGAGAGCCGATCCGGCAGCGGTTGGAGGCGGAGACCGGCCTCGACATGATCGAGTCCGGCACCACCTATACACAGATGACCGCGCCGATGAACGAGGCCATGCGACTCCTCAACGCGCGCAAGGTCCGCCATGGCGGCAATCCGGTCGCCCGCTGGATGGCCGATAACGTCGAGGCGAAGCGTCCGCGCGATGACCCGGATCGGATCCGGCCGGTCAAGCCCGATCGGTCGGCGTCGGGCAAGCGGATCGATGGGATGCCCGCCTGGTTCTTCGCTCTCGACGGTTGGCTGATGTCCAAACCCGAACCGGTTTCCGCATACGAGGATCCGCAAGCCCGAATCTGGGGGTGACCATGGGCGCCTTCCGCGACTGGTGGTTTGGAACCAAGTCCACTCCTAACCTCCCTGCCAATATCCCGACCGCGCCGGTAGCCTACGAGACGATCAATCCGAATCCGCTGGTCGTGATCACCTCGATGGGCCAAGAGGTCCGGATCGATATTGATTGGCTCCGGCAGGCGGATCCCGGTACCTTGTATCGGTCTCAGCCCTACCTCCGCGCGGTGATTAGTTTCCTGGGCCGGAATATCGCGCAACTGGGACTCGGAGTTTACATCCGACAGGGCGATGACGAAAGGGCGAAGGCGAGCGATTCGGTTGCCGCGCAACTGCTTCGCTCGCCTAACCCTTACATGACGCGCTATGAATTGTTCGATGCGCTGGTCTGTGACCTGGCCCTATGGGATCGAGGCTATTGGTGGGTTCGGCGGGACTCGAAACGGCCGACCGGCTGGCGAATCGATCCGCTGCCGTCCGCCTGTGTGGCGGAACCGCATGGTGGGGACGCTATCTCCCCGGAATACTGGTATGTCAGCCAGCCCGGCAAGTCGACCCTCCGGGTGCCGGCCAAGGAGATCGTCTACTTCCATGGCTGGAACCCCGAGACCTTGATCCTCGGCGTGGCGCCGACCGAGACCCTGAAGGCCATCCTCGCCGAACAGATTGCCGCAGTGGTCTATCGAGGCCAGCGGTGGGAGCGCGGGGCGCGCGTCGGGACGGTGATCACCCGGCCGGTCGATGCGCCGAAGTGGTCGGAGACGGCCGAAACCCGGTTCCGGACCGAGTGGAATGAGCGCTACACCGGCCGGAACGGCATGGATGCCGGAGGCACGCCGATCCTTCAGGACGGCATGAGTCTGTCCCGGATCGGATTCAGTGCGGTCGAGGACGAGTTTGTCGAGGCCAGCAAGTTGGCCCTGACAACCGTTGCGTCCGTCTACCATGTGAATCCGACAATGCTCGGATTGCTGGACAATGCGAATTACAGCAACGTCCGGGAATTCCGGCGGATGCTCTACGGCGACACCCTCGGTCCATGGCTGGCCATGCTGGAGGGGCGGATGAATAACTTCCTCCTCCCGATGATCGGCGAACCGGCGGATGAATACGTCGAGTTCAATATCAACGAGAAACTTCAGGGATCGTTCGAGGAACAGGCGCAGGTCGCCTCGATGGCGGTCGGCGGGCCGTACATGACCAGGAACGAATACCGTGCGCGGCAGAACCTTCCGCCGATCGAGGGCGGCGATGAGCTGATCGTGCCGATGAACGTCACGGAGGGTGGCCAGCCATCACCGCAGACGCCGCTATCGGCGCCTCCGCCGATCCGGCTGGAGGGATCACCCCGGACCATGGTCGATCGGCCGGCAGAGCGCGTCTCAACGGCCGTCATGTCGAAGTATCGGGCAACCGATCGGCAGATCGAGGCCACGAGGCGGACGCTGGCCGGGTTCTACCAGCATCAGTCCGAGGTCGTCCTCACCGCGCTGAACAACAAGTCCGATGAGCCCTGGTGGAATGCCGATCGCTGGAATCGGGAGTTGACCGATGACCTGATGAAGGTATCGGCCGGCGTCGTCGATCAACTCGGGACCCGCGTCCTCGGCCAGCTCGACATGCCGGATCCGTTCGACATGGAATCGGTGATCGATTACCTGACCGACGTGATCCGGTATCGCGCCGAGCAGATCAACGAAACGACCAAGGAACAAATTACCGATTGCCTGAATCGCGCCGGCGAAGAGGGTGCGCCGATACCGCGCGACGTATTCGATACGGCCAAGTCGTCCAGGGCGGATCTCCAGTCGATCAGTCTCACAACGGTTATGGCCGGTATCGCGATGTGCGAGGCGGGCAAGCAATCCGAACGCCAGGTCGGCGGCAAGGCCACCAAGACGTGGAAGGTCAACTCCAAGGACAGCCGGCACCCGCGCATGAACAACGAGACGGTCGATATCGACTCGAAGTTCAGCAACGGCGCCGACTGGCCTGGGGACGCCAACCTGGGACCGGACGAAACCTCCGGGTGCAAGTGTGATCTCGTCATCGCCAACCATCACTAGCCCTAGGAGGGGCCATGCGCAGTAAGACTTTTCCGGCCCGGATCAAACTCCGGGGCAAGGACGATGGGTCTGAGGATCCGGATACCGGAGAGGAGACCTCGGCTGGTGCGGCCGGCCAGTTCGAGGCCCTGGTATCCGTGTTCGGCGTCAAGGACTCCTACGGTGAAGTGGTTATGCCGGGTGCGTTCTCGCGAACGCTGGCCGAGTGGGAGGACTCGGGCGATCCGATTCCGGTCTATTGGTCGCATCGGCTGGACGACCCCGACTTCAATATCGGCCATGTGCTGGAGGCCAAGGAGACGGACGAGGGCCTCTATGTGAAGGCACAACTCGACCTCGACAACGCGAAAGCGGTTGCCACTCACAACCTCCTGAGGCAGCGGCGGGTCACCCAGTTCTCGTTCTCGTTCAACGTCCCTGCCGGCGGTATGCAGGAGGGCGATAACGTCATGGAACTCACCGATCTCGACCTGTACGAGGTCGGGCCCACGCCGGTCGGCGCGAATCCTGCCACCGAACTCATCGGGGTGAAGGGACCGCGAGGCATCGCCTATGACTTCGGTGGGATCCTCGGCAAGGCCGGCCGGGTGTTGAGCGAGAAAAATGTGAAGACAATCAAGGATGCCCGGTCCGCTCTGAAGTCGGCGGACGAGGCACTGGCTGCCGTATTGGATGCTGCCGGAGGCAGCGACGACGAGAAGTCATCCGCCGGAACGAAGGTCACGGACAAGGAGCCCAGCGGGGCCACGTCCAAGGAACCCGAAACCCTGTCGGAGGCTGAGGTTCTCGCCGGATTGTCAATCATCGAATTGGAAGGATCTAGGTAATGCCTACCCTGCTGGAACAGCGTGATGGCCTCGTCAAGGAGGCCCGCGCCATCGCCGAACGGGCGAAGAGTGATGGGCGCGCCCTCACCACCGCCGAACTGAATCAGATCAACGAGAACGTGGCCAGGGCCAAGTCACTCGATGATCAGGAGCGCGCGGCGGCCGTTTCCGACTCCGTATTCCGCGAACTGATGTCCATCGGATCGGATGGCAAGCACAACGCCCAGCCATCGGAGAAGTCCGCCACCCTGGGCGAGCACTTCGTGAAGCATGCGGCCGCGCAACTGCTCTCGTTCAAGAACCGGCCGGGTGCCTCGATCGCGGTCCCGGAATGGAAGGCTGCCGGGGATACCCAACTGACCGGTGATGGCCCCTATGGTCCGGCCCTGACCACCATCGACACCTCGGTCACGCGAGGCTATCGGCGGCAGCCGGTCGTTGCGGATCTGTGTGGCAGCGGCACGCTCTCGGGCCAGAGCATCACCTATTTCGTGGAGGGTGCGCGCGAGGGCGGGTTCACCACGGTTGCGGAAGGTGGGAAGAAGCCCCAGCTCCACTACCTGTACTCGACCGTTACCGAGAGCATCTCCAAGATCGCCGGTTTCATCAAGCTCTCCGACGAGATGATCGATGACCTGGCATTCCTGGTCTCGGAGATCAACTCTCGGCTGCTCTACGACCTGGCAATTTTCGAGGAGGCGCAGATCCTCAACGGGGACGGCACCGCGCCGAACCTGCGCGGCATCCTCCAGAGGTCCGGGATCCAGACCGAGGCCGGCACGGGTGCCGGTGACAATCTGGACGCAATCTTCCGGGCGGCCACAAAGGTCCAGACCGCTACCGGCATGGCTGCCGA